GACGAACTCGCCCCACTCCTCGTTCGTGGGGTCGATGTCGACGTACAGCTCGTAGTCGTCCGGGTGGAGAACGATCTGCGCGAACGCGTCGATCTGCCCCTGGGCGGCCAGGCGCTGCCACGACTGCCGCCAGGCACCCGGCGGAATGATGCGAACGTCCTCGTCGCACAGGAGCGCGGTCACGTACTTGTTGACGGCCTCGATCTCCTGCGCTTCGGCCGGGGAGACCTGCTCCTCGTCGACCTCTTCCGGCTCCGCTGCGGCCCTGCGGGTTGTTGCCGGGCGGGATGCGGCGCGGGCCGCGGTGCGCGGCTTGCGGCTGGTGCTGGTGGTGGTACGCGTGTTGGCCACGGCGCGGGCCCCTTTCGATCACGGCGCGGGCGAGGAAAAGTAGAGGTGGGTAGGCCGGGCCCGCGCCGACGGTCGGCCCACCCACCCGATCAGGACCCGCTGTAGGCGGGAGTCACCGGCAGCTTGTCGGTGTGGTACACGGTGTTCCCGGCGTCGTCCGGGTATGCGGTCACGGTGATCTCGTAGCCGGACATCTCGTCCTGCTTGAACGTGACGTCACTGCGGTCGGAGATCTCCCCGGTCGGCACGTAGAAGCCGCGGGCGGTGTCCCCGTCGAAGGTCGCGAACCACCAGGCCCGCCGGTCCGGCACCGGGCTCGCCGTCTCCGCGAACGAGGTCAGGCCGCTCGTGCCGTCCGGGGCGAGATCACCCACCGGAATCCGGTACATGATCGACTGGACGGAGACGCGAGCCGTCTCCCACAGCGTCACCTTGAACGTCCGGATGCTCTTGGTGATCGTCGTGCGGATCGGGCTCGTGAGGCCCCACGGAGTGAACTCCTGGCTGTCCTCGTCGAAACCGTAGGTGAGGCCGTCATCCGAGATGCAGCCCAGCGGCTCCCACGGAGAAGCCGGCTGAACCAGCGGCGACGTCGGAGCGGACGTACCGATGTCCGCCACCCAGCCGCCGCCAGTCGTACCGATGATGGTGAGGTCCGCCGCGCGGGTGATCTGAACCATGAAGGGTCTCCAGACATGCGAAAACCCCGCACGGCGGCGGGGTCAGGGAAACAGGGGTCCGGCGCGGGCCCAAAGCCGGTCAGGAGACCGGATGACAGAAGGCTTCGTAGGTGCCGCCCCATCGGCGCAGGGCGGTGTTCTCGTAGTCCCGAGGGCCAGGCAGCGTCAGCGCCGCCACCCGACCGAACACGGCCGTGTCACCGAAAGAGCCCGGGAGTTCGCCCGTCAGCCAGGCATGCACCGCCCGACCCAGGGTGATCGCAGCAGTCCGGCTCTCGCCGAAAACATCCATGTCAAAGATGAACCGGGCCAGACGGAACCCGTCGTCACTCCCTGCCGGGACCTGCTGGAAGCGGATTGTCGGCAGTTCGGCGAGAAGGTTGTTGTCGAGCTCGTCCCGCACGACCGCGTCCGGAAACTGGGCGGTCGCCCTGGTGATGAGCTCCAGCTCGATGTCGACGAGGGCGGTCACCGGTTCCGTCCGCCCATCTCTGCGGCCCGCAGCAGCACATGGTGGGCGCGAACCCGCTCGGTGCCGTACTCCACCCAGCGTGCGTAGTAGGCGGTATTGCGGACGTAGCCCACAGCCCGGTCACGGCGACGGCCACCACGGGCCGTACTGTCCGTCTCCCAGGAGGCCTTGTAGTGGCCAGGAACGGGGCTGTTCTCGTCCACCGGGGACAAGGCGACCGCGACGCCCTTGATTACCTCAGCGCGGCGCAGCATCTCCGCCTGCATGCCCGGCATCCGCAGCATTTCGCCGACGCCTTTGCGCTTCATCTTGAAGCGTGCTGCCATAGCCACCTCCAGCAACTCGACTACCAGGGGGCGGACATGGACGTGAAGGGCGTGCTCGGCACGATCAGCTTCGACGGCGAATGGATCACCATCACGAAGAAACCAGTCGGGCAGCGCGGAACCGACTACCGGATCCGAGCTGCAGACGTCACCGGCACCCGCTTCAAGCGCGGGACCCGCCTGTTCCACGGCTACGTACAGTTCGTTCTCCCCGGCAGCGCGGCCGCACCAGAGCGAAAAGGCGGCATGTCCGGCGGCCGTCCGCCCTACAGCGACCCGCACAGCCTGTCCATCCCCCGCAAGAGCAACGACGCAGCAGAGAAACTCGTCGCCGCCATCGAGCAGGCCCGCGGTTAGCCCGTCACCCGGTCCGCCGCGAACTGGATCACGCCGCGAGTGCCGGTGAACGGGGAACGTCCCCAGTCGCCGGGCTCGCCAGTGATCTCACAGGTGACCCCGCGTATCACGGCCTTGTCCGTGGTCCGCAACGATGTCCCGGCCGGGGCGTACACGGTCCAGCCGACAATGACCGTGTCCCGGTCCTGCTGCTGGCTGCCACCCACCTGCGGTAGCTCCGCGCGAGGCGTGACCACGCAGCCCTTCACATCGAACGACTCATCCGGACCCGGCAGCGGATGTCCTCGCGGATCGCGCCCAGGGGAAGTACCGGTGCGCACAATTCGCACCGTCTCGCCGAACGGGTACGGGGCGGGCACTCACACCCACCCCCAGCCCGGCTCATACTCCGTACCCGGACCGTAGGGTCCTTCCAGTGGCCACGTCACCCACGGGTCGGCATCCGCTGGCGTCGGATCGACCGTGAATGCGCCGCCGCGACCCGCCAGCGACTTCAGCGCGCTCTTGTCGGCCTTCGTCAGGTACAGGCCGCCAGAACCGGACGGACGCTGCACCGACATTGGGCCGATCGTCTCGTAGGACACCTGCTGCGGATTCACGTAGGCGCGGCCCGCCACGGACAGCACCACCGACTCCGCGCCCTCAGGCAGCGGCTTGACGATGGTCTGGCACAGCGAGATCGCCGTGTTGATCAGCAGGTCTGCACGGTCACCGTCGATCTCATCCAGCCCCAGGAACAGGCCGAGCTGATCGACGGTGGGCGGAGTGAAAGCCACGACGCCTCCTATCAGGCCAGGCCCTCCACGGCGCTGCACCAGGCAGCCAGATCAGCGGAAGGGTTGAGCTCGACAGACCGGGCCTTGGCCCTCTTGCCGGCCAGCCGGTACTCGGCGGCCGTGGCCAGCTTCCTCAACACCGCCTCGTAGCCAGCGACGTCCTCGCGGTCCACGAATATCCCAGCCTCACCCAGCGACTCGCACAGCCCTGGCGTGGGGTGCGCAACGACGGGAATTCCGGACGCAAGCGCCTCACAGCCTGCCCGGCCCCACGACTCATACGACGACGGCATCAGCAGGACGCGGGTGCGGGCATAGACCTTCTCCCGCATGTCCTCGCCGCGGACATGCTCGACGATCTCGACGTTCGGCAGGTCGTCGGGGAGGATCTGCTCCCCGTAGGCGCCCTTCACGGCAAGGAACTGCTGATCCGGCATGCGTTCGGCGAGGGCCCTGAGGACCTTGCCGCCCTTCTCCGGATTGCAATTGATCAGCGTGATCGCCTTGCCGGGTTTCGTCGCGTACTCGTCGGCGAACACCGGAGGCCGCACAATCAGCGACGACTCGGGCCGGATGGACTTCGGGTACTCGGCGAAGAAGAGCTCCGCCTCCCGCTCCATCCACAGCGAGTTGTAGACCGCCAGCGCGGTGCCACCGGCCGCCATGTCGCGGAACGTCGGCCGGTGCGTGTTGTGGCACAACACCACCAGCCGCTTCCCGTAGCCGCGGGCCAGCGACGCCGTCGACGGAACCGTCTCCAGATGCGCGATCAACACCTTCGCCCGCCGCACCGCAGTCGGGAAGTCCAGGCGGGCCTCCAGCGGCACCACCCGGATGCCCCGGTAGTCGTACTCCTTGCTTGCCTTGCCGTACCGGGACAGCCACACGGACACGTCGTGCCCGCGCTCCACCAGAGGACGCAGCATCGACACCAGCATGTGCTCCGCCCCGGCGTTGTGCTCCGGAGGCATCGCGTGCACGCGGGCGACGATCTGCAGGGGCTTGGCTGCCCCGCCCGGCGCGGAAGCCGGGACAGCCCTCGCCATCAGGAACCGCTCGGCGTGCCGGTGAACTTCACGAACGCCTCGGCGTCGCCCTGCACGTAGCCGTAGTACGCCTCCGCGAGCAGCAGCACCAGGTTCTCCTGGAACGCGGAGTGCACGCCGCCGTCCTCGTCGACGTAGGTGGCCTCCTTGCTGATACGCACGGTTACGTCCAAACCCACGCCGTATGCCGCCTGGGAGAAGTCGCCGCCGATCGCGCGCAGGCCCGTGTCCGTCGAAGCGGACTGCCGGCGCTGCTTGCCCGACACACTCCGCGAGTACGCCAGCGGCTCGCCGATCAGCGTTCCCGCAGACGCCATGTTCGTGCCCGGGGTCTGCGTGTCGACGAGGATCGGCCGACCCGTCGTGTCCGTGGCCAGCAGCAGCTTCGGCTTCAGCCGGTGGTCTGCGATGGTCCCGGTGTAGTCCCAGTCCCCGTCGATGACCTCCTCCATGCCGGTCACCAGGTCGGCCCAGATGCCGCCCGTCGCCTGCGAGGCGGTACCCAGCGCCACCGAGTTGGTGGTCATCGCCAGGTAGTCGTCGAAGGGGCCGGTGGCGCCCTTCATCGTCTTCCCGTGGATCGCCGCGTGGTCGAAAGCCCGAGCGAACGCGGTCGGCAGATCCGTCTGCAGCTGCGTCCACAGGCCGCCCGCGTTGGTCATGACGACCTCTTCGGCGACCGGGATGAGCACGGCGAGCTTCTTCGCCGTCATCTGCTTGACGTCCACACCGCCGGTGGACAGCGGCTTCTTCGCCGCCTGCCCCACCCAGTCGGCGGTCGGCACGTCCATCGGGATCGGGATCGACGTCGTCGCGTCGATCGACAGCGGAGCGCGGCGCGCCAGCGCCATCACCGCCGACTGCTCTACCGACTTCTCGAAGATCGGCCCCGTGATCTCGCGGGGCAGCAGCGACGCATTGACATCGCTCAGCTTCAGGGGAGCCGTAGCCACCATGGTTTCCTACTCTCTGCAGCTACTGCTTGAGCTGCGACTTCAGCCACCCGCCGAACACGTCGGACGGGTCGAGGGACCGTTGCTTGTTGGCGCCGGACGCCTGAGTGCGATCCGGTGCAGGGCGCCGCGGGCCCTCCGGGGGCTGGGTCTTCGCCCAGTGCGACATGCGCTCCAAGAGCGCGTCGAGGTCCGCCTTGATGGCCGCCTC